AAATGGTCAATTATTTGCAGAAAGCAGAACCAGAAGTTACTGACTACCATCCAGAAGGCGCTGTTACTGTAAGAGCTAGTGCTTACATCAATACATCTAAGAGTGGCTTACAGTATCTATCTATTAATCTAGAGCCAGACTACAAAACACTTAAGGCTATAGAAGAGAAAGAATCTGGTGTTACAAGTTCTACACCAGCACCTAGAACTGTAGATCCAACAGAGGATATTATTCCTTTCTAAACATATAGGGGCATATAGCCCCTTTTTTTAAACTTTATTATCATTTAAGCTAAAATAGATGTATAAATCTTGTAATTACACCATGTCCGCTTTTTATAAAAGCATAAGTTTAGATCAGATAATTCATGTCGATAAGATTAATGAATTAACACCAGATCAACAAACAGTTCTTAGAGATGAATTAAGGATTGCTGTTGATGAAATGAATTTTATGGAGAGAAGAGTTAAGAAAGAAGCACCTTCTATAGAGAACAATACTTGGCTGCATAAGGTTAATAAAAAGATTAATATCTGCAATCAGTTCATAAGAATATTAGATATGCAGCAAGAACAAAAGACTTCTTACAAGAACAAATATGAGGAAACACTTTCTAATTTATTAATTAAGAAATTAGGAAAAAGTACATATGAAGCGATACAGCAAAAGGCACATATGTTAACAATAAGTCAGTTGATGGAGCAAAACTAATGTCTACTGAAGAAGACAAAATATTAGAAAAATTAAAAGCAAAAAAAATAGATAAATTAGAAGAAAAGCTAGATCATAATATTAGAGGTTATGATCATTTAATTGACTATAAAGATGATCATAAAGCTGGTTTAAGAAGTGATTGGGTTGATCAAAATATTCAGATTGTAATTAATCAACACAACATAGAAATTGACAAAGTAAAGAAAATGACGATAGCAGATTTTAGTCAAAACGAAATAAAACAGGTTACAGAAACCTGATATATCCACTCCTTTGCAAGAACATAAACCAACCCCACGCAAGAACAATGAGATCAAACAACTTTCCTGATAAAGAAATCTTAGATATGCCACCCGATATGGAAGGTGTAACTAGAGCAGAAAAAGATAGTAAAACCAGAAAATATAGGTTTATTGTCAATGGCGTTGGCAATTGCCCTATGAAACTAACAACCTATGCAGAAAATAAAAAGAAAGCTATTAAGTATGTAGAGGCTAGATGGAAAGATTGTAAGTGGGAGATAGTAGAGTGAGGACAAAAGAAAAAATAGAAGCCGCGCAGAAGCGCATTCAAGAATTACGAATATTAATTAAGTGTTGGGAAAAAAAATAAATCTTGTATATCACACATTTAGTCTGCAAAGGACAAATCGGAATCAACCCGATATATTATGGACTTACAGCAAAATTTAGACCTTGGTATTTTGATGGACAAAAAGTTTATGCGGGTAAATTATACGAAACAGAATCCGAAGCAAAACAAGCAGCAGAACAACTTAGGAGAGATTGTATGTTGCGGTAATTATGTATTTAGGGTTATAAATGGACAAAGGCAATGGATTACTACACCTCCAGATGATTGGGAAACTATTGACGGCAGAGTTTGGACTAAATAGTGGCATCTCTTAGGTATCATGCTGGACGCATGGTGCTGTATGAAGACAAACCTACTGTTTGGCGTGTAAAAATAAAAACAAAAAAAGGCAAACTAAATTTGCCATTAAATGCAAAAGAATTAGAACCAGCTTTGATAGAAGCAGAATATTTATATGCAGATGCTAGATGTATGAGTAGAGATCATCCTTTATGCATAGATTGCATACATCATTTAGTTATTAAGGCTGAATGCGGTCTAGGGATGCCAGAAGGAAAGGCTAGTGGCGGCATATGGGCTAAAGATTGCGCTTACTTTTGGGAGAAGAAGATTTAGCGTTTAATTTGTCTATATGATCGCCAGCTTGTTGAATAATTTTTACTAAGCGATAGTTTTCTTTTGCAAAAGCACTTATAAGATCTGGTACTTCATCAGGATCAATGTAATTAACTATTGATCTAAGCACTATTTCAATATGCAATTCTTCCTCATAGGATACATCAGCCATAACCCAAGGCTCTACTTTTTTCCTTTTTTTAGCTTGGTTACTGAACCAACCAGACCAAGGCATTTGTAGTCTCATGCACTAACAATAGCTAGCTTGCCCTCAGATAGCCAGCTTTTCTATCATTTATTATCCTTTCTGGTGTTTGAATAGTATGCCATTTATGCTCACAAACCATACATAATCTTTTTCTTACTATTGTTTTTTTAGAGTTTCTTTGTGAGTCAATAACTTTTTGTCTTGTAACTTCTTTGCACTTAGGACACTTTACAAAAGTTAATCTATGCATTTATGGATATGTGAGGTTTTATATCTTACTATATAAATAGCTATTTACAACATTATGCCAAAAGGTGCTGGTACTTACGGAAGTAAGGTTGGAAGACCTCCAAAAAAGAAAAAGAAGAAAAAGTAGTTATCTACCAGGAAATAGCGCTCTTTCTAAAGCATCGCAAAGCCTGTCGTCAACTGTATTATCAGTCTTCTTAACCATCGCTCGTACTATATCAAGTGCGAGTTTTTTTATTGCTGACCCACGAAGGAAGGCGAATAAAATAGGTTCAATAATTTTTAGCATAATTTTTTTATATTGCTAACTTTATAGTAGCTCACTCTTTACACTTAGAGCTATAACCTCTTTTCTGGTCATAAAAAAAGAGGTTATTTTTTTTGTGTTATACTATCCGCGTGTGTGAGAACTTGTGAGTGATTAGTGGAAACTAGGCAACACTAAACATTCGCAAGAACTAGACCTCTAGCAATAGGGGTCTTTTTTTTTATGGCGTTGCATATATCCAACCAGTTACTATGTACTTAGGAACTTTTGTTGGATAGCCACGATGAACATAAGTCCAAGTTGCAGGGAAAAATAATATGCTCCCGACTTTAGGTTGTATTCTTGTACCATCAATAAATTCTGTCCAGCCACCATCTTTTTCTTTTATTGTATTTATATACCAGATGTATGTATAAATTCTAGACCATCCTTCTTGCATACACCAATCGTGATGCCAATTATAAAACCCATTGGGTTCATACTTTTGAACCTTATATCCTGTATCTTTTATTTGATAATTATAAACAGGATGTAGATTATATTTATCTCCTTCCATTTTTTTTACAGACATATTTTGTAGATTAGTTTCATATTCATATAATGCTTTACCCAAAGCTTTATATAAAATCTCATCTTCTTCTCTCCATGAAATATTATTTGTAATAGTATTTTCTATTGTTATTTTTATATCTTTATCAACCCTAGGGTTGTTTTGATCTACTTTCCCTGCTTTTCTGTAAGGATCAGTTTCAAATTTATTAATAACTTGATTACAAAAATCTTCTGATAATGATTTTTCTTTTAACCAAATTAACTCTTTAAACATTAACTACCTTCTCGGCTTAATCTCTACAACAGCAAGCTCTACTTCTTTTAGTCGATGAAACACCTCTTTCATATCGTCATGCATATCATCTATTTTTGTACTTAGCAATTCGATTGCTGTGGTATTTCGCACGAGATCATCTCTTGATTGTCTACCACGATAAGATATAGAACCAACCGATACAAAACAAGCTGTTAACAATGCACCACCAGTAGCTGCTATTACTTCAATCACTTTACGAGTCCTTGATCTATGCCTATTATACAGAAAAACCCTATGGCAGAACAGAAAAAGAAAAATCCTTTCCAAAAGTTAAAAGAAGGACTAGATGACAAAGAAGAGCAACTAGCTATTATTAGTCTCTTTGTCCGGCTTGGAGTTGTGGTTTGGAGCGGTTTCATCGTTACATTAAACTACATAACTATACCTGGCTATAGCAGCGAACCCAAGGATATAACTTTCCCGGCCAGTTTATTAACAGGTGCGCTTGCCACATTTGGCTTAGAAGGGTCAAAGAAAAGTAGTAAAAAAGACGACAAACTTGCCGAGAACGAAGGTATAGTGCAAACTATAAGGGTAATAACTCCTCTCAAGATTGAGGGAGCAGAAGTAATCGACCCTAAATCTAAAAAATGAAAAAGCTTCTTCCGTTTATCTTTGCACTAACGGCAGCAACTCCAAGCTACGCAGATCTTTCGCATAGCATCACGGCCTCTACAAAACTTACAGTAGGAGGCGCTAGTACATCTTCTTCGAGGCTAGGTAACAGCTATAGCATCAGCGGTTCTGGGGTAGATACAAGTTACACTACCGCAGCAGGGCAATCAGTTAGTGATGGATTAGGATCATTAAATGTCTCAAGCGGTGTAGCATCTGCTCCAGCTATTACAGTTACCCAGAAAACAGCCGGAAATAGCTTCACATTTAGTCAGTCATATAATCAAGGTGATGCGATACCAGGTAGTGCTGTTACAACTGGTACTAATCCTAATTTTTCTGATAATGTTACAAGTATTGCTGGCGGAACAGCAGGGGATCTCGCTGGAACAGTCACATCAGCCGGTGCGGTTACACTAACAGCCGGAGGCCACAATACTGAGGCACTTGGTCAAATCACCTCTACATTAGTAGTTGATTAGGTGAGGTTATGTATAGGTATGCGATTCTGCTAAGTTTTCTTAGCGCACCTGTATATTCTCAAAATGTAATTCCTAATTTTAATCAGGGAGTGCTTATACAAAGGTCGGAAACCAAGCAAACTATAGTGGAGGATATAAAAAGTTTTGATATACGGAATGGGTATCAACTAACCGTAGGTGGCGAAAATGTAAAAAGTTCAACAGGTAATGTAGCCCCAACTGGATGGACAAAATTAGATACGACTATACAAGGAACAGGTACTACTTATGTCTCACCTAATCTAGACAACAAGCCTACGTTTTCTATTGTAAATGAAGGCGAGAGCTTTCAATACTACGAAACTCTTGAAACACCAGGTATTACAAATTTTACCCACATCCAAAGGACTACTCAGGTAGAAAATATTACAGACACAACCAGTACGTTTAGCCAATGAAGAGATATTTATTATTGTTGTTGTTGTTTAATAATCCTGTCTTAGCTAACTCTGTGAATACGACCAGCAATTCGTCCGGAAGTGTTGTAAACCAGGCCGTACAAGTAGTTCCTTCTAGAAATTTTAATTACCAGATGAATACGATTCAATGCCAAGGTGCAACATTAAATATTTCTCCGTTTGTTTCTACAACGTATGGATTTGCAACTCCTTACGAACAGACATTTGATAGACCAGTATATTCGAGGCGTGATATTGAAGGTAATTTCGACGATGAAAACAAACCTATTGGAGATGGAGATGTTGATGCTGGTTATAGAGGTGAAATCTTATATTTTGAACAAGTAAGAACAGGACAAAAACAATCTAATGTATCTATAAATGGAGGAATTACCGCTACATTTAGTATTCCATTGGATCGTGAACCTATAAGGCAATGTCGAGAAGCAATGAAAAAACAAAACGAATTATATGAAGCATCATTAGCAGCAAAGCGACTCAATTTTGAGATGAGCCGTGCAAAAACGTGCGTAGATAATTATAAAAATGGAATTAGGTTTAAAGAAGGTACACCTATGGCAAAATTATGCGAAGACATAGAAATGTTGGAATTTGAGTCACATACGCATAAAATTGAAAAAAAGCCATAAAAATGCCCCTCGAGGATGACCTGTAAGGGGCTTGTAAAAAAGTTTGCTTATGTTTATACCTTCCAAAAATGAGTATCGGGCGACAGGAAAAACTCCATACACGTCTGTTGCCATAAGGCTCACACTCGCCATGAGATGACCCGAAAGGTAAACATCTGTCGAGAAAGTAACCAACTTAATGCAATTACTCAACCTCTTTTCATCTAGTTACCAAGCTAGAGACAGATGAGTAGCAAAAGGTCGTATTTTAAACTTGAACTTCCTTACCTATTGAGTGTTTGCTGTGGGTATTATGAGAGTGCCTAGAACCTCTCAAGGGGTCAAATCCTTTTACTAATATCTATATTACATTATTTTTCTTATTTGTCACTTTTGTTAATTTTGCTCTTCATAGGTTTTTTACCAGAAAACCTTGTACCCTTCTTTCCTATAGCTTTTTTGACTTTACCTATTAATTGCTTAAATAAAGGTTTAAGGACACGATTAAGAATTGGAGTTAATGTTGCAGCCGTAGTTGCTACTACTGTTATTGCAAATGTTGTTGATACTGTATTTATGCTTGGAAGATATTTCTCAACTATTGTTGTAGCTTCATACTGCACTACACATTCTTTTGTTTTTTCTACCCATTTAAATCCAACAACTTTTTCTGTACCTTTTGCGTTCAAGTCTCCTATTCTTGGATTATTTTTTTTAGGATCTGGACATGGTGGATCTTCTTCTACTTTAGGAATTTCTGGTTGTTCGGTATCTGTTTTTAATGGTTCTACGTTAGTTGGAGGTTTTTGTTCTTCTACAAGAAGAATTTTTTTCTTGTCATATTGCAAAGGCACATAAGATGGCAAAGGACAAATTAATTTATTACCAGTAGGATCATCTACAAATAGCTGACTGTTTTTTGTGCCATCGTTCCTAAGAGTTACGCAAGGCATTGTTAATGCCGGAGGTAACGTTCTTGTTACATGAATTGTATTTGGCAATGATTGCTCTACAGGTATTTCTATTATTGGTATACGCGGTATTGCTGTATTAGGAATTTGATTAATCGTAGGCATCTCTTCTCTTATATACTTCTACAAAAGAAAAGCACTTAGGACAAGATAGATTTGTAATCATACTATATTCAGTAGACCTCATTGGATAATCATCACCATCCATATCATGATCACCACCCCAAATAAGCTCAGTTTTACAATGCCAACAATTCACTACAGTTTAGGAAGTTGTTTTGGTATAGATGGCCCTGTCATTTTTGGAAGAGAATCATTAAGAACTTTAGGCATCATGTCTCCAACACCTCCAAGAACTTTATCCATCATCTTTTTTTGAAAATTTTCTGAGGTTACATACTTGTATGTAAAGAAACCACCGCCTAGAATTCCTAACATAAGAATTCCAGTTACGATGGTAATAATATCTAGAGCTTTTCGCATGATTAAAGAAGCATTAATTAAAGCAAGCGTACCAATAACATTTATGGTGCTTTTTTTAATTATAGGTTTAGCACCACTTTATGTCATGTATGGCATTATTGACCGCAATATACCTGTAAAAACTAAGCCTTCTCCTTAGTTTCCTCAGTTTCTTCGTTTTGTTTTATCAAATCGTCGCAAGTAGCAATACCACCTTGTATCTGTAATATTTTACGTTCACAATTAACCATCACTTCTTTTGCTTCATTATAGTTATTTGCAATCTGTTGTAATTCTGATTGAAGTGCAGCGAGTTTTTGTTTAGGGTCTAACATTTAAGTTATAGAGTGTAATACTAGTATAATACTAGTACTACAAGATAATATCAACTGGATATTGTGTCATATTAGGAGTACCATCTTCTTTTGTAGTATATAAATTAACTAAAGCTGCGGTATCTGCACAAGCATCAATTTCTTTTTCACGAGTATCACAAGCTGTCCTTACACCATCACGATATGTACTTACTTCGCTTGGTATTTCAGTAGATTTTTCTGCTTTTCTTACAACATACCAATCATATTTAGCTAACAAACTACCAGCAGTTGCTTTTTCCTGT